CGGCACGGCGCGATACCTCACCGAAATGGTCATCACCATGCGCTGGCATGACGTGGAGACCGGCGAAGATCTGACCGTCCCTTGGTACGCACAGGGCGTCGACCTCGCAGGTGAAAAGGGCGTCGGCAAGGCGCTGACCTATGCCGAGAAGTATTTCCTCTTGAAGTTCTTCCACGTCGCCACTAAGAAAGATGACCCCGATAGAGACCCGCGCACGGGCGCAGGAGAGAAGGCCCAGCGCGGCACGCAGGCGGGGAAAGAAACGCAGCTCTACCAGCGCAGCGCCCTCTCGCAGATGCTCTCCGAGCTGTACGGCGGCGACGCAGAGAAGATCAAGACCGGCTTGATCGCCATTACGAAGTCCGACAAGCGCGGCTTTGCCGGGTTTGACAGCGTGGACAAGCTGTCGCCCGCAGCGCTCCCCGTCGCCTATGCCAAGGTGAAGAAGACCTACGAGAACCGCATGGGTCACGCGTTCGAGCTCAAGGAGGATGACACCGATGGCAATGGTTAAGTTCGGCAAGACCTACTATTCAGGCCAGCCGAAGGACGTCTATCTCATCTGCGGCAATGCCGTCCGCGACGGCGAGACCTTCGACGCCAAGGGAAACGCCCTCGGAAAGGTCACCGTCGCCGCGCAGGAGCACGAGGACGGCAATACGCTGTTCGTCCGCCTCTGCGGTTGGCGCGGCAAGGCAAAGGACGTCGCCGCCGTCCGCAAGATGGACTGCGTGCTCGCCGTAGGCGCGCTCTCAAAAAGCGAGTACAACGAGAAGACATACTATGACCTCGACGTTGACTTCATCGCCATTTCCGGCGTGAAGCGCGGCGGCGCATCACAGGATTTCAGCGCCCCCGCCGGTTTCGACGAGATCGAAGAGCTCGGCGACGGCGAACTCCCGTTCTGAGGTGTGCCATGGATAAGACAGAACGAAAGAAGCTCTTCTCGTTGCTGCGCCAGTTTTACCCCAACGCAAAGCAGCTCAATCCCGTCACCATGACGGCATGGGCGGCAGTGCTCGAGAATTACGACTATGAGCCGGTCAAGGCCGCGGCGCTCGACTATGCCGCGCACAACAAGTATTTCCCCGACCTCTCCGACCTGCTCGCGACGCTGCACAAGGCGCAGCCGGTTGAAGAACCGGCCATCCATCCCGGCAAAGCGTGGATGAAGCCCTATCTCGAAAAGTACATGAAGGAGGGGGAGCAGTGAAAACCAGCTTTATTGTCCCCGGACAGCCCATTCCCAAGGGCCGTCCCCGCGTCACGCGCTTTGGTACATATACCCCGAAACGCACCCAGCAGTTTGAGGCGTCCATCCGTCAGGCGTGGGAGGAAGCGGGAGCCGTCCGTTTTCCGGACGGTGCGCCTCTGTTCCTCTGTGTGTATGCCCGATTCCCCATCCCGAAGCGCACACCGAAGCGCGACGCCCCCGGTATGGTCGGCACGCCGTACCTCAAGGATCACGGCGATATCGACAACATCGTCAAGGCCGTCATGGACGCGCTCAACGGCCACGCCTACGCCGACGACGCCGTGGTCTATGCGATATCGGCCAATAAGCTCTACAACGAGCGGGCATTCACCGTTGTGGAGATTTTCTCAACGGAGGATGCGCCATGAACCGCCTGTTTTTCGCCGTCCTCGCGGCGCTGATTCTCTCCGCTCCGCCCGCCGCCACCGCCGAAGAGTGCACGGCGGCGCAGGCGGTAGAAGCGCCCGCCGCCTATGACCCCGCGTGGGATATCCCCGCAAGCGAGCCTGCCGCCTGTGACGACGTGTTCCTCGGCGAGTATACCTTGACCGCCTATTGTCCTTGTACGCGCTGCTGCGGCAAATCTGACGGCATTACGGCCACCGGCACGCTGGCGGCGGAGGGGCGCACCATCGCCGTCGACCCGCGCGTCATCCCGTATGGCACGCACGTCCTGCTCATCTTCCCGGACGGCACGCAGCGCAGCTACATCGCCGAGGACTGCGGTAGCGGCGTGACCGGCAGCCGCATCGACGTGTTTTTCACTGACCACGAGACCGCCCGCATCTTTGGCGTGCAGTCTGCAATGGCCTATCTCATAAAGGAGGACACCCCATGAATGAGACCGAATGGACGCGCATTCCCGCGCCGGTCGACAACGAGGCAGACCGCCGCACGCTTTTAGGCATCCTTGGCTCCCTTGGCCTTGAAGTCCGTATTGTCAAGGTCAAGGAGACCGCCCGCGGCACGCCGAAGCGATACCTCGAGTTCCGCCCGCTCACGGAGGTAGACCGTGGGGGAGTTTGAACATTGCCGTTATTGCCTGCCGCCCGTGCGCTATCCTGGCTGTCAAAGCCATTGCCCGCATTACGCGGAGGATATCGCCAAACTCCGCGCGGCGAAGGAAGAAAAGCGCCGCCTGACGGACGCAAAATGCGACTGGCTGTGCGCGCGCCAATTCAAAACGCGGCGCTATCAGCGCTTGAAAGGACAGCAGGGATGAAGGGCAGATACCTCTACCTCGCGCTCGACCACAAGCACGCGGGCGTCGGGACCTGCGTTGCGGATTCGCCGACAGAGCTTGCACGGCTGCGCGGAACAACAATTTCCGTCGTTTCCCACGCGCTCGCGCGGGCGAAGAAGAACCCGGAAAGCAAGTCGTGGTATGTCTCTGTCTGGACGGAATGGAGCGACGCGGAGTATGAAAAATATTTTGGTCGGAGAATGTGAGGGGCGAAGATGAAACACCTCGGCGATATTACGAAGATCAACGGCGCGGAGATCGAAGTCGTGGACGTTATCACCGGCGGCTCACCGTGCCAGGATTTGAGCATTGCAGGGAAACGCGCCGGATTGGCCGGCGCAAGGAGCGGATTGTTCATGGAACAGGTTCGCATCGTAAAGGAGATGAGAGAACATGACAGATCGAATGGACGGACAGGTGACATGGTCAGACCTCGGTTTATGGTCTGGGAAAACGTGCCCGGAGCATTCTCAAGCAACAAAGGGAGAGACTTCGCGGCAGTCCTCGAAGAGATCATCCGCATCGCAGAACCGGAAGCCCCCGATATTGAAGTGCCTGAAAAGGGTTGGAACACCTGGGGGGGCTACCACGATGAAGTGGGAGGACGATGGAGCGTGGCTTGGCGAGTGCATGACGCGCAACACTGGGGAGTCCCCCAACGTCGCCGTCGTATCTCGGTTGTCGCAGATTTTGGAGGAGACACCGCAGGAGAAATACTCTTTGAGCGCAAAAGCGTGTCAAGGCATCCTGCGGAGAGCGGAACGACGAGGGAAAGACTTGCCGGAAACGCTGAAAGCGGTGCTTCTTATGCAGTCCGAATTAGGGGGGGCTGTGACGGAGGAGGAAAAGGCGCTTTAGTTCAGGAGGCCAAGAGCGGCACGCTCGGCACTGGCAACGACCAGACGATTTTCTGCTTGCAGGGAAACGGGATCGACCGCGCCGACACCGCAGGATGCAACGGCAAGGGATGGCGCGAGGACACCAGCTACACCATGAACACCATCGACCGCCCGGCAGTCTGCGCGTACAGTTTTGACAGCCTTTCCAGCAATAGCATGAAAAGCAAAAATCCGCATAGCGGTTGCCGAGAAGTCGAAATTGCAAAAACTTTAGACACAACATACCCCGACCCAAGCAAGAACCAAGGCGGCATTGCAGTGGTTGCACTGGATATGTCGCACGCCTGCGATGTCATCCGAGACTGCGGCGAGGTCGTTCCGAGTTTGCAGGCGCGAATGGGCACGGGCGGCAACCAAGTGCCGCTGACGTATCAAATGCAGGGCTTCGGCGATTACCGCGAGGGGAACGTTGCAAGCAGTTGCAAGCAAAGGGACTTTAAGGATGGAACAGACCTTGTGTGCGCCGTCGATTGTCGGAACTTCTGCGAGGGCGGTGAAACAAACGGTACATTGCAAGCAAAAGAAAGCAGAGGGCAAAGCCTGAACCTGAATAATACGGTTCGGCAGAACATGATTGTGCGCCGCCTCACGCCGCTGGAATGTGAACGGCTGCAAGGTTTCCCTGACCACTGGACTGACATAGGAGAGTGGTACGATAGTCAGACTGGCGAAGGCTATTGGGTCGATAGTCTTGGGAAGCGCCACAAAACAGCGGATAGCCCTCGCTATAAGGCGCTGGGCAACTCCATCGCCCTGCCATTCTGGGACTTTCTGGCAAAGCGTATCAGCGCGCAATATTTGCGCCCTGTTACGATGGGAAGCTTGTTTGACGGCATCGGCGGCTTTCCGCTGGTGTTTGAACGGCACAACGGAAAGGGCACAGCACGCTGGGCGAGCGAGATTGAAGAGTTCCCGATTGCCGTAACAAAATTGAGATTTGGGGAGGAATGATGCCATGAAACGAAGCACATTTTTAGACCTATGCGTGCAGGCGGCGGTGAAAAAGGATAAGCCGAAGGTGCTGTACGCCGGGATCGAATATTACCCCGAGGGCTATGAGTTGCGATTCGACAAGAGCGGCAAGGCGGTACATAGAGCGATCCTGCGGGACGCGAGCAAGCACAACTGCCTGGTTTACTGCCCGCTGGGGAAGGTGCAGGAGGTGGTGCGCGATGAATAGCATTCAGGCGAGCCAGATCATGGGCGGGAACGGGGCAAAGGCGCGCAAGGCGTCCGACCTGTACCCGACGCCGCCGGAGGTAACGGTGGCGCTGATGCGCTTTCTCAAGCTGCCAGCGGGGACGGATGTATGGGAACCGGCCCGCGGGCAAGGGGATATGGTGCGAGCGCTGGCAAACTGCGGGATGGATGTCTACGGCACGGATATCCGCGACGGGGTAGACTTCCTGACCACTCGACAGCCGGGGAACGCGCCTGCGGCCGACTGGATTATCACGAATCCGCCGTTTTCGCTGGCGGACGAGTTTATCCGCCACGCGGCGGAGATCGGCAAGCCGTTTGCGATGCTGCTCAAGGCGCAGTATTGGCACGCGGCGAAGCGGGCGCAGCTCTTCCGCGAGATCCCGCCGAGCTACGTTCTGCCGCTGACGTGGCGGCCGGATTTCCTCTTCAAGGAACGGAACGGCAAAAAGGGCGCGAGCCCGCTCATGGACGTCATGTGGTGCGTGTGGCTGACGCCGCAGATGCAGGGCGTGCAGACGGTATTTAATCCGCTGATGCGGCCGGAAAAGGAGAAATGATGGTTTCAGACGAAGCATTGAAAAAGCTGCAAGAGCAAATTGCGGCGTGGCCGATGACGCAGCGGTTCGTGGTGCAGCAGCTCATTGAGGATTATTCGGATATCAGAAAGGATTTGCTCGCATACAAGAACACGGGGCTGACGCCGGAGGAAGTTGAAAGGTCTAAACTGGAAATCGAAGCCGGATGCGTTAAAGCAATAGCCAGAACGTACGGAATTGACATCAATCGCCTACGGAAATTGGCCGAAGCCGACAGGGACGGGCGGTTGGTGGTGCTGCCGTGCGGCGGGCAATTCAAAGAGGTAAAGCAAAATGGCAATTAAGAATTATACCAGCGGCGTGGACATCTACACGAGCCTCGGCGAGATTCAGGGCGCGCTTGCCCGCGCTGGCGCGACAAAAATCATGGTGGACTATGAATCCGGCAAGCCGACGGCGGTCACGTTCGCCATCGAGACCGTAGCCGGTACGAGGGGCTTTCGGCTCCCTGCGGCCGTGGATGGGACATTGCGAGTGTTCGCGGCGCAGAAGATCAAAGCTGACCGCGCACAGGCTGAAAGGACAGCATGGAGGAATATCCGCGACTGGGTGCTGGCGCAGCTTGCCCTTGTGGAATCCTGTGATGTAGCCGTCGATGAAGTGTTCTTCCCGTATCTCACCGACGGAAACGGCAGGACGCTCTATCAGGCGTATGCGACAGGGCAGCTCATGCTGGAGGGCGCAAATGGATAAAAGTGTGCTTATTAGCATCCGCCCGAAGTGGTGTGAAAAGATCGCCAGCGGCGAAAAGACCATCGAGGTACGCAAGACCCGTCCGAAACTGGAAACACCGTTCAAGTGCTACATTTATGAAACACAGGGCTGGTGGAAGAGGGACGGCCTCAGGGCATTTAGGCTCGGAGGGCGTGTTATTGGCGAGTTTACCTGTGACCGCATAGATAGACTTGCCCCGGCAAACGAACCGTATGGCATCTATGACATTGACGATGATTATGTATTACAGACTTGTCTTGAAAATGGGGCACTATGGGATTATGGGCACGGAACACCGCTTTACGGCTGGCATATCTCCGGTCTGAAAATCTACAACACGCCGAAGGAGCTGAGCGAGTTTGCCCCTGTGTGCAGGTATAAAAATGATGATAAATCGTGTCTATCACGCATGGTTGCTTGCTCGTATCAAAAATATGACTACAACCCTGACGGAAGCATCAATCTTGTTGAGTGCGGGAGGACGCTTGAACGTCCACCGCAGAGTTGGTGCTATGTGGAGGACTTCTGAGAATGGCTGAATTGAAACGCTGCCCTGAGTGCGGTGGAGTTGCAACCGTTATCCATATGTACGATACCTACGATAGAGCAGATTTTGGATGGGATGCCGGTCGACCGCTGCGCGTTCTTCTGCGTCTGCTGCACGGTTTTGACCGTCTCCTGCGCGGTTTTCACGCTGGCGCGCGCCTGCTCCACGGCGTAGCAGGAATAGGCTGCCGTCAGCGAAAGGCCGCTGTTGAGTGCGCGCGCGCTGACTATGCGGAAGCCCACCCGTGGCACAACCTGTGTGCGTGGATCGCAAGAAAGCTCAAAATGGCATAAGAAGAGGCAGGGCGCTTGCCCTGCCTCTTTTCGTCAATATGGATTTTTCCAGTTCTGCCCGCCCTTGTAGGCGTCGAACAGCGCGCGCCACTGCTCTTTCGGGAAGTGCGCTTCGATGTAGCCCGTCAGCTCGGCTTTCTTCACGTTGCCGTTTTTGTCGGCGTCCACGCTCCTGCGCATCTTTGCCCAGTCATCGAGCGAAAGTCCGGCGTCGAGCATCCGCTTTGTCTTGTCAAAGCCCGTGCCGCTCATCACGTCGGAACCGTATTTTTCAAAGTTTGCGAGATAGTCCGCCGTGCTCATGCCGAGCTCGCTCTTGGCGTTTCTTGCGTGTAGCACCCACTTGTCGACCGCCTCGTCGCCCAGCACTTCCGCCTTGGCGGCTTCATAGCTGTACTTATAGCAGCGGTCGAGCAATTCCGCCTTGGTCGTGTCGCCCGCCGTCTTGTAGATGCTGGTTTTCATCATGGCGGCGGTATAGGCCATCTGTCCAGTCGCACACGCCGCCTGAAACGCCTGCTTCTGGTCGTAGTCGAGCACGACGGTGTGCTCTTTGCCGTCGGCGTCCTTGTAGCTGAGCGAATCGGGCTTGCGCGTCGTGGGGTAGAAACTCGTCTCACCCGTCGCGCCGCGCACGCGCTCCATCTCCTGCGATACCTCGCTCTGCGTGTACTTGTTCACGCCGATGGGGTTAATGAGGGCATTCGTCAGCCGTTTGGAAAGGCTTCCGGGGTTGTCCTTTTCCTCGCCCAGCGTGTTCACCGTGGTCGGCAGCGTTTCGCGCACCTTCGGGATACGGCTTTTCAGCGTGTCGATGAGAACGTCCTTCGTGCCGTCGCCCGCGTATACATTGCGCTGCTTGTCGTCAATGCCCTTGGCGATGGACGCCAGCACGTTCGGCGTGATGGACGAAATTACAGTCTTGCCCACTGCCTCCGGCAAGGCCTCTTTCCAGTCATTTTTATAGACCAAAATGTCCTTGCCCAAATTACCGATAGTCTGCATCACGGGGAGGTCTGCCGCCGCCTTGACAAAACTGTCTGCCGTGTCTGTGTAGCTCTGAGGGTCCACAAACGTGGAAAGAAAACCGTCGTTACCGTTATCCGCCATTTCTGCCCCGAGGCTCACCATGAAGTTCAGCGGTTCAAGGTTGCTCAAATCGACGAGCGTGTCGCCGTCCCGCCACATACCGGTCTCGTCGCCATCCATCCAGCGCTTGGCAGCAGTGATATTGATCTGCGCGCCGGTCAGACCCTCGCTCTTATTCAGCGCAGCGACGTCCTTGTCGTCCTCGTCGTCTGCGCGCTTCAAAAGCCCCATCTTCGCCAGCTGCATAAAGCCATAGGCGATGGCCGTGCCGGTCATGCCGCGCGCGAAGTCGTTCACGGCCTTTGCCTGCTTGACGGGGTTTCCGCCGTTTCTCGCCGCATCGGCGACCGCTTCCACGATCTCGACCGTGCCCTTCACCGCGTTCACGGGGCTGTAGTCAAGGCCGACGCTCGCAAGGTTTCCGGCAACGCGCGTAAACGGCGCAATAATGTCGCCCGCGCCGAAGCTGTGCACGGTCTTCCCCTTGATCGTCTTTCCGCTGTCGCCCACGCCGAGCGCCATGTTGAGTACATCATGTACTGTCTCGATGGCGGTCGCCGTCTTGCTGTTATTCTGGAATGTGCGGTATTTCGCCAGCGCGTCCGCCTGAGATTCTGCGTAGCCCTTAGGCGCGTTCTGAATTTTCCCGCTTTCGATGAGTTCCTGCGTGCCGCGCTGTGTACTGCGCGCAGCGCCCTTGTATGCCTCGTCCGAGGTCTTCATCAGATACCCCATATTCCGCTCACAGGCGGACAGCACGCGGTCGATGATGTTGCCGCTCGACTTGAACGTGCGGTTTCCGGTCTGCTCATAGCGTCCGCTCGCGCCCATGTCCACGTCAAGCGTGATCTCCGCCGCCGACATGCGGATCGCCTTCATAATGGCGGCGCGGCTCTCGCTGCTCATGGCCGACTTTTCAAAGGCGACGCTGCGCGTGCCCGTCAGCTTGGAGAGCGCCATATCGAGCACCGCCGCGCCGCGCATACTCATTGCATCGAGCGCGTAGAACGTCGTGTTGCCCACGATATTCTTTGCCGCCGTCTTGGGGTTCGACAGCATGTTGAGCACCTGCACCGTCTTGAGCTTCTGGCCCATGTTGGCGCTCTGCGCGTCGGTCGACAGCGCTGCACTGGATTCATAGGCAAACTGCTTGAGCTGCCCAAAGTCCATGCTGCCAAGCGCCGATTCCGCCGCCTTGCGCAGCATCGCGCTCTGCCGTCCGGTGATGCCGTTCAGCGTGCCGCGTTCCTCTGCGATATTGAGGATGATGTCGCGCATCGCCTCCGGCGTCTCCGCCTGCTCGATGCTCTTGTCGTACATGAGGATGCTGCGGAACCGTTCGGCGCGCTCTGCGTCGGAAAGGTCGCTCTTTTGCAGATTCTCCCACGCCGACAGCTCGCTCGACTGTCCGCCCTCGTTGCCTTCACGGCTGTATTTGGCCCATGCCTGCGTGCCGCGTCCGGTCTCCGTCGCGTGCTCGCGCATGATATCCAGCCAGCGGGTATACTCGTCTTCGGTGATTTCCATCGCGATACTGCGGCCTTGCAGCTCGTTCTTGATCTGCATCGCTGCGTCGACCATCTGCGCGTTCCACGCGGGGGCGTATTCAAGATACTGCGTCAGCTCTTCATAGGCGTCGGGATCCGCGTCCTTTAAGAACTGCCGCTTGCCGTCCCGCTCAATGTACACAAGGTCATCCGCCTTGGCAAGGCTTTCCGCCTCGCTCTGCGCGCGGTAGCGGAACAGTGCGTCGTAGTCTTCGCGGCTGCGCGCCGTTGCATCGCCCTCCGCCTGCGTGTAGCGCGCCGCGCTCTCGGCAAGGCGGCTCGTGCGCTCCACCGGCTCCACGTCCGGGGCCTGATAGCCTGCCCGTGCTGCGCCGATGCTGCCGGGAAGATCGTCCGGCACGTCCATGTCCCAAATGGGCAGCTCTTCCGCCTGCCGCGCCTGCACCGGCTGCGCGCCGTCGATCTGCGCCTTGGCGGCAAGATACGCCGCATTCGGCCCGACCTGCTCCCCGGCCACATTGGTATAGCCGTTCGTCAGCATGTCGTCGAGGATGAGCTCAAGCGTCTTTGCCGCCTTCACGTTCTCCTGTCCGTGGTCCTTGATGAGCCTGTCGGCGGCGTCGATGATCTGGCTGCGCGTCAATCCCTCGTTCATCGCCGCGCGCAGGGCAGGGGTCTCATAGATGCTGCTCGTGTGCTTATAGCCGTTCGCCGTGCGCTCGCGCGCGCCCATCTGTTGCCCGTACTGGCGGG